CATTAGAAGATACTGCTACTACTATTTCTAATTTTGAAAATTGGTTACAAAAATATAAAGATTTGCCAGGCAAAAAAATAGGTGTAGTGCAAGGGAAAACATATACTGAACTTCACGAATGCTATAATTTTATGGCTAGTAAAGCTGATAAAATTGCCATAAGTTTTGATTATAGCTATTATTTACTAACAGCTCTCGGCAACAACAAATATCAGCAATATTGTAACGGAAGATTTAAATTTATTAATGACTTAATAAGAGATAAAGCTATTGTTCGTGACAAACCTCACCATTTATTAGGTTGTTCTGTACCAGTAGAGTTTGGATTTTATGGTAGTGAACCTCATATATACAGTTTTATAGAAACATTAGACACATCTAATCCAGTCGTTAACGGTATGCATAATATTAAATATAACTCTCTTGGTGTTAAAGATAAGTTAAGTGTAAAATTAGCCGATCTTTTTAATGTTAAATCTATTAAACCTGCAGGTATGAATATTATTGAGCATAATATTCAGCAGTTTAAAACAATTGTAACTTCTCCAAACAATTTATAATAATATGAAAAAATGGATCGCGTTGTTTAGTCAGACTGGCACCGAGATAGTTAATATATCTACGCGCATAGGTAGATGGCCAGACATTATATGTACTAACAAACATTCAAATGATTTAGAATTAATTAATAGTGTCTTACTTGAAAATTGTTTTAACCGTATTATGTTTATGGCAAAACAGCCATCAGTAGTGGAGTATGATACTGTTCTTAAAAATCTAAAAATGTCTCTTATTACATTGCACGGTTACATGCGTATTATTCCACCCGATATATGTAATAGGTATATAATATATAACGGGCACCCGGGAGATATAGAAAAATATCCTATTCTTAAAGGTAAGGACCCTCAAAAAAAAGCATGCAATTTAAATTTACCTACATCGGGAAGTGTTATACATAGAGTATCTCCTGATGTAGATAGTGGTAGTATAAAGTGTATTAAGAGATGTGATATACTTCCTCAAGATCTCGAAGCAACATATACAATTTTACATAAAAATTCTACTAATTTATGGATTGAATTTATTGCAAATGAGCTTAATATAAAGCTATGAAAATTGCAATTTCAGGACTACACAGTCAAGGAAAAACTACTTTAATTAATGCACTAAAGCAGACTGATACCTTTAAAGGGTTTTCTTTTAGAGATAGCCCTACAAGAGCTTTAATGGGGGATCATTTAATAAATGAATCAGGAACACAAAACACTCAAGTGTCTATTATGTTTAATCATTATTTAAATCATATTGGTAAAAATATTATTCTTGATAGATGTGCTCTAGATGGATTAGCTTATACTGAATATTTTAAAGATCAATTTGATTATGATGTTTATGGCTCAATGCAATTATTAGGTCTATATCTTTTAGATCAATATGATTATATTTTTTATATTAAACCAGAATTACCTTTAAAAGAAGACGGGGTTAGATCTACAGGTAAAGAATTTTTTGAATCAGTAAAGAGCAATTTTGAAAATATTATTTTAAAATACGATGTACCTGTAATAACTGTATCAGGTACAGTAGAGCAGCGATTACAAACAATACTTAACACATACAACAATTAAATATTATGACACCAGACAACACAGCAATTAGTAAAGTACTCGGAAAAACAGTCTCAGCACCGACTCAGTATGATAGTTCTATTCTTGTACGAGAACCTCGACAAAGTAATAGAACATATTTAAATATTAAAGATGAAAATCTTCCTTTTAAAGGTATTGATCTTTGGAATAATTGGGAAATTAGTGCTCTTACTGACATCGGTTTACCAGTCACAGGTATTGCAAAAATTACATATAATTGCAATTCAAAATATATTGTTGAGTCAAAATCAGCAAAATTATATTTTAATTCATTTAATATGACGCGTATAGGGGATACGCCAGAAGATGTTACTAAAAATATTGAATCTTTAGCTAGCAGAGATTTAAGTTTATTTCTTGAGACAGAAGTAACTGTAAATATTAGGCCGGCTAACTCTTTTTGCCCTTTGCAAAGAGAAGATCAATACCACTCTAATAGTATTTTGCTTGATCATTTGATTAAAAATATTGTAATTGAAAAATATACAGAAACGCCTGAGCTGTTGTCTTATTCATCTATTCAAACAGAAAACGTCTCTCAAAAATATTTTAGTACTCTATTACGATCAAATTGTCGTGTCACTAATCAACCAGATGCTGGCGATGTTTATATATACATTAATTCTAAGGTAGTTGTAGACCCAACAAGCTTATTAAAGTATATTGTAAGTTTTAGAGGAGAAAATCACTTTCATGAAGAAATTTGCGAAGCAATTTATACTCGTCTTAATAATACATATACACCAACCGAATTACTAGTTGCATGTTATTATGTGCGCCGCGGCAGTTTAGATATTAATCCTGTAAGAGCGTCTCATGATTATCTTATTCCAGCAGATTTTAAGAACCCTTCTCTACCTTATATTAAAACCCCTAGACAATAGTTGAAAATTAAAATATATACATTAAAATACACATATGAGTAATACAACACTAACCACATTCCTAGATTCTCTAGGGCGAACTATCATTGCAGAAGAAAGAGCAGATTTATCTACAGCTACTCATCTAGCTGTTAATAATCCTGTTATTGTACATATTGTACCTGTAGGCAACTCAGGTCAAATGACAGTACAGCTTCTGCCTGTATTCTTTAGAGAATTTCTTGCAGATAAGACCGAAGACACTACTTGGAAATATAATCGCGAGACTATTACAGAAGCTGAGACAATTGTATTTGACTTTAAGCTTTCTGCACAATACCAACAAATGTTCTCAAAGTCTAACCTCATCATCCCTGCAGAAGCTGGTGAAATAACACCCCCTTCTCCTGACGTAGTTAAACTTTTTGACGAATAAAAAAATATGTCAAAAAATCTATCTAAAGAGGTATTAGCAGCATTTAAGGCTTTAGATGACCTTAACCCTGATGCTACGTTTCTAGACGAATCTACGCTTTCAAACGTAGATTCGTGGATTGATACAGGATGTATGGCTTTAAATGCTATTATTTCTGGGTCTCTCTACAAAGGTATCCCTATGGGTCGTGTTACAGGATTTAGCGGTCCATCTCAGAGCGGTAAAACTCTTATATTAAATCGTATTTTTGCTAATGCTCAAAAAGCTGGTATGACTCCAGTTGTGTTTGATACAGAAGCAGCATGTGATAAGCAGTCTGCTGAAAATTGCGGGTGCGATGCATCAAAGATTAAGTATTGCCCTGTAGATACAATTGAGCAGTGTCGTAATCAAATTATGGCTTTTCTTGATAGTGTTATTGAGAATAATTTGCACGGTAAATTTATCATCGGTGTTGATTCTCTCGGTAATCTTATTGGTCAAAAAGAATTAAATGATGTAACTAACAATAAAGATTCTGCAGACATGGGTACACGAGCAAAGTCTCTTAAAAGCATGTTGCGTGTAATTACATCTAGGGCAGCTAAAGCTAATATTCCTATTCTTTTTACTAATCATATCTATAGTAATCCCACAGAATTGTACCCGTCTCTTGTCAAGACCCAGTCTGGCGGCTCAGGACCAATTTATATGGCTTCTGTGCTTGTACAGCTTGCAACAAGACAAGAAAAGCAAGATGATAAAAGAGAGAATGATATAATTTTGCCAGGGGCTAATAAAGTTTCTGGTGTAACTATGCGCGCACTCACGACAAAAAATCGTTTTGTGCCTCCGTTTCTCGAAACAGAAATTTATCTTAATTTTAAAACCGGTCTTGCAAAATATTCAGGCTTGCTTGATATGGCAGTTGGGCATAAAATTGTAATACAAACAGGCTCTACATACGCACTTGCAGATGGTACCAAATTAGGCTATTTTAAGAATTGGGGTAGTGATACATCAATTTGGGATGAAAAAATTCTACCTCAACTTGAAATTGCTTTAAACAGAGCAGTATCATTTAGTAATAAAGATACAGAACAAACAACTCAAGAAATAGTAAATGAAATATCAATCCACGAAGATAATTGAGCTAGGTAGCTGCGCTTTCAGGCAGTGGAAAGCCTCTCATTCTCATTGCAAACATGTTCATGGGTACCAACTTAAAGCTAAATTCTGGTTTGCTTGCAACGAGCTAGACGAAAAAAACTGGGCTGTAGATTTTGGAGGACTCAAAGGTCTCAAGAAAATTCTTCAAGATCAATTTGATCACACATTGTGTATTGATGCTTTAGATCCTTTGCGTGGAATTTTCGAAGATCTAAATGCAGCTGGGGGTTGTGATCTAAGAATTATGAAGGGTGGTGTAGGTATCGAAAAAACGGCTGAATGGTGCTTTTATGCAGCAAAAGATTTCTTAAAAAAAAATTATGGTAATCGTTGCTGGGTAGAAAAAGTAGAAGTGTGGGAACATTCAGAAAATAGTGCAATTTTTAGTGACAGCGATAACTTATAGATATTTAATTGCACTCTATATTAAAGTATAATAGACTCTAGGTGACTGGAGTCTATTTTTTTATATCTATGAATAATACGTTAAAGTTAGATTTAGATTTTTTTGAGACAGTAGTAATGTATAACGCATTATTTTGTCCTAACTATCTAGAAGCTATTATTGATTATGCAGAGCCTGTTTATTTTAAGAATAAAGATATTAAAATATTATTTGATGTACTAACTACATATTATCGTAAAGCTGGCACTATACCTAATATAACTGAATTTAAAGCTCATCTTGTTGCTGAAGAGCAAAAAACCGCTCTTAAAAATGTAGTATTAAGTTTCAAGCCAATTGATACTAAATATAATTTTGACCAACTAATTGAAAATACTCAACAGTTTCTTAGGGAGAGAGCTGTATATTATACACTACAACGTACAAACTATGAAGTACAAAACAATAGTACTGACACTGCTAAAATTTTAGAAGCTTTTGAAAAAGCTTGTAGTATTTCATTAATTGATAATATTGGGTTTGATTATCTTGAAAACATCGATCAGCACTGTAAAGATCTATTAGAGGTATTTAAGAGTATTCCTACAGGGTGGAAATGGCTCGATGAAAAACTTGGCGGTGGTTTAATGGCAGACGGCAAAGCATTATATGTGTTTTGTGGTGCTACAAATGTAGGAAAGTCTATATTTTTAGGAAATATTGCTACAAGTATCTTGAAACAACAAAAAACAGTATTATTAATAAGTCTTGAAATGTCAGAGGCTGTATATTCAAAGCGCATCAGCACGCAGCTATCTCAAATACCAATAGCAGAAGTTACAACTTATATTGAATCTCTTCGTTTGTTCTTAAATGAATATAAGCAAGAAAAACAAAAAGCTAAACTTATTGTTAAAGAGTTTCCACCTAAGTCTGTAACAGTTAATCATCTTAAAGCTTACGTTAGTAAGTTAGTTAAAAAAGGAATTAAACCAGATGTAATCATTATTGATTATGTGAACTTAATCGGTTCAAACGACCCAAAAGCTAATAGCTATGAGAGTATTAAGCAGATTACAGAGGGTTTGCGGGCTATGTCTTATACTTTTTCTTGCCCTATTGTTTCTGCTACACAAATTAATAGATCAGGGTACGATACTGCTAAGCCTGGCTTAGAAACTACTAGCGAATCTATGGGTCTGTCTCATACAGTTGACGCTCAATTCTCTATTTGGACTGAAGAGGGAGATAATGAGCTCGGTATTATTCATCTTGGTATTATGAAAAATCGCTTTGGTCCACGAGATGTAGCCACTACGCTTGAGATTAATTATCCTACATTAACTCTAACCGAATCAACAGGAGAATTTAAAACAAATCCAAAACTTAATAATAATGATATTGGTAATACTTTAGATATTTTTGGCTCTCTAGGAGATGAATAAATAGTAGAAAAAGTACTAAACAGATATAAGTATGGTTAATGTTAAGCAACATACATATCTTTACACATCACGATCTTGATGGTATAGGGTCTTTGCTTGCAATCATCTGGGCTTTTCCAGACGCTAATATTACTTACACAACAGCAAGTAACTCTCAAGAACTTGCAAGTAAATTTAATGAAAAAACTTTTCAAGAAAATTCTAACAAATACAGCAAAATATTTGTTACTGACATATCTATACAGCAAAAAGATGCTGATATTATAGATAGAGAAAATTTAATATATATTGATCATCACATAAGTAGTTTAGGTTTAAACTTTAAAAAAGCGCATGCAGTTATAAAAGATTATAGCTCATGCGTTATGCTTATTTTTAAGGTGTTTAAAGACAAATTAGCATTAACTGCCCAGCAAAAACAGCTTTTAGTCTATATTGATGATTATGACAGTTTTCAGTTAAAATTTCAAAATTCTTGGAATTTAAATTGTCTGTTTTGGGAAATGTATACAAAAAACATTTCTGAATTTTTAAATAATTATCACGACGGCTTTAAAGAATTTACTTCTTTACAGAGTAATATTGTTAATATATATAAACAAAAATTACAACAAGCTATAAGCAGTCTGCAGATGTACCAAGCAAATATTAGTGTACAGGGTAACATATGCAGCATAGGAGCAGCGTTTGCAGATTTTGCTATAAATGATGTAGCTACACACTTAATTAATAAATTAAGCAAGGATATAGCAATTATTGTTAATCTAAAAACTAATAGAGTAAGCTTTCGAAAAAGCAAAAAATGTAATGCAAATATGTCAATTTTAGCTCAAAGTCTATGCGACGGAGCAGGACATATGAATGCAGCTGGAGGTGCAATTACTGATAAATTTATGAAATTTACACAATTGTTAAAATAAAACAGTATGCATCTTCCAAATGAACAATCTTTAAAAAATTTAGACCCATCATCTAATATGGATGATGCAGAGTTTAATGACCTTACAGTTAAATTTGGTTCATTTATATCAATGTCTCAAAATAAATGCTTGAATTATGTGGCTATTATAGCTATAATAATGAAAAATTCTGAATACAAAAAAGCTTATATGTCTTTAATAGGTTCTGATAATATATACGGGCTTATTCAAAAATTTATTCAAAACACTCCAAACCTGTACAAAAAAATTGCAAAAAAATCTCTTTTCCAGTGAAAGAACAAGAAAAACGCATATATAACACGCACTTAGCCGTAACACGAAGCAAACAAAATAAACCGTTTAAATTACGAGAGAATTTTAACGATTTTGCAGATACAAAAGATTATTTGTTTGTTAACCGGCTTACAAATTTCTTTAACAGATACCCCCATATTAACATTCAAGAGTTTTTTGCGGCCCCTTATGAAATATATCCAGATACTGCTCACCTTGAAATACAATATTATCTAACACGAGCAGCAATCAAAGCATACAGCTTATTTCAAAAAAAACTACACGATGTGTCCCCTGACAATCAAATTGAAAGTATTCGCAAAAGCCTTCAATTTATCGGGTCATTTTGTTTGAGAAATAAAATACAGCTTGAAAACTACCTGTTTCATAAAACAGGCTGTATATATTCTTGGATGATACATTACAGAGAACATCATACTAATATATACAGTTTGTTTGAATTAGGGGATTTAAATTCTATTTTACTCTCCATATCAAAAGATGAAAAAGAATTATTAGTAGACGATTTACAGCAGATTGTAACTAAATTTAAGACAAGATATTATACATCTAAAAACGCAAAAGCTTTTGTAAAAGAAGGTACCGAAAGAATTAAAAAATTTTTAAAATAGCTTGAATTTCTCAATAAACCAACCGATAATACAAATACAACAAACCAACACAACCTAAAATAAACAACCATATGACATCTAAATTCAATACCTCAATGTTCGAATCAATCCGTGAATCTTTACAGAAGAAAGCTACTAGCTCTTCTTTTCAAGATTTTCTTAAAACTGAAATTGGCAAGACGTACGTCGTACGCTTACTACCTAATATTGAAAATCTTGATAGATCTTTCTATCATTACTTCAACCATATGTGGACAAGCTTGTCCACAAATCAGATGACCAGTGTACTATGCCCTTCAACTTACGGAGAGCGTTGCCCGATTGACGAATATCGTTTTAAGGTGTATCGTTCAGGTTCAGACGCTGAAAAAGAGCAATCTAAAATCTTACGTAGAAACGAAAACTGGTTAGTAAATGTGTATGTTATCTCTGATCCTACTAACCCTGAAAATGAAGGTAAGATTAAAATTTTACGCTACGGTAAGCAGCTTGATAAAATCATTACTGACGCAATGAGTGGAGATGATGCGCAATATTTTGGTCATCGTATTTTTGATTTGTCAGAAAAAGGGTGTTCTTTTCGTATTAAAGTAGATAAAAATGAAGGAGGTTATGCCACTTATGTATCTTCAAAGTTTTTGCCTGCTTCAACTGTTTCAGGTGTGAGTGATAATGTTAACCGTACTAATGAAATTTATGATGGTATTAAGCAGATTGACACAATGTTTGAAAGTAAGTCTTACGCTGATATTCAACAACTTCTTGATATCCATTACTTTGGTAAGACTGCAACTGTGCTTGCACCTCAAACCACATCTACGGTCAGCTCATCTGCTTCTTACAAAGAAGTTGAAGAAGATTCTACCCCTGCTTCTTTTACTGATTCAAGTTCAGATTTAAGTGAAGAAGAACGCAAGATGCAAGAAATTCTTAATGGCCTTTAATATATATCAATATATAATTTAACTAACAATCAAAATAATTAACTAAAATAAAATATGCCTCGTATTAAAACAAACGCAGATATCCCTGATATTCAGAACACTATTGATGGCTTTCCTAAGAAGTATATTCCAAAGGTAGGTTCACGGGATGCAACAGTACCTATTAAGATTATCCGTAAAGATGGCTCTGTAAATCAAAGTACTGGTAAGATGAGTATGTATACGGATCTTACTCCTGAAGTTAAAGGTACCAACATGAGCCGGTACCGCATCTTAATTGAAGAAGTACTACAGCAAGATGAGTATTATATTCATGAAGTTGTACCTCATCTTCTTAAAGAGTGTAAAACTCGACTTAAGGCAGATAATGCTTATGTAAAAATTAAATTTGATTATTTTCTTAAGCGCAAAGCCCCTGTGAGCGGTATTGTATCTCATATGGATTATCGCGGTAATATGGAAGGACGTCTAGTAAATGGTGTAGAGCGTTTGTATCTAACTGTTGATGTAATGTATGCTTCTTTATGTCCTTGTTCTAAAGAAATTAGTGACTATGGTGCTCATAATCAACGCTCTGTAGCTAATGTAACAGTAGAATTAGACGAGTCTAAAGGTGTACTTTGGATTGAAGATATTATTGATATGGTAGAACGTAGTGCGTCTGCTCCTATTATTAATGCTCTTAAGCGCGTTGATGAAGCATATCAAACTGAATTAATGTATGAAAATCCTGTCTTTGTTGAAGATATGGTACGCAAAGTTGCAGTTGAGCTTGATAAAGAACTCGATAACCGAGTCAAAGACTACAGCGTCGTCGTTAATCACTACGAATCTATTCACACCTCAGTTGCCGTTGCAGTTATTACCGCAGGTAGAGAATTACACTAATATGATATCCGAAGAAGACTTAGTAGTAGCTAGCTTAGCTAAAATTGTAGGACAAGAACTGCATACGATTGACCATAATACTTTACAAACAAAAAGCGGGCCTGCAAATAAAATTGACCCGCGGACGTTTCTTACTCGTAATACCAATTATCGTAGTAATTTAAATACTCAGCAAAAAGATGGTGTATCTATTAAGATGCATGATGGACAAGCGTTTTTTGCAGGGATAGATGAAGCATTGGTACAGTCTATGTACCCTGAGCCAGTTGCTAGTGCCCCTACTCAGCCGACGCATCTTGCACAGGTTGATAATGTAACTGCCCCTACTCAGCCGACGCATCTTGCACAGGTTGATAATGTAACTGTTAAACATCAACCTACAATAACTGAAAATTTTAATTCTTTAGCTTTAGAAAAAACGTTAAAATCAATTGATAAATCTTTAAAGTCAATTGATAAGACTCAAAAAGCTTTATTAGAATATTTAACAAAATCCAATCTTAACTCTAATATTAGTAGTGAATAAACTACCTATAGATAAAAAGAGTATTATTAAATTTCTTGGCCCTATTAGTAGGCTAGGAGATAAGAGTGTTATTAAAGTATACAAAAATAAAATGTATACTTTAATGGCATCCTCTGACAGCAATATTATTTTATATGCTTCTACAGTACTTGCAGATAACAATATTGAAGAATGTGTGCGTTTAAATGTTGCTGATGTTAAAAAACTGCTTCGTGCTGTAGAGTGTTTTGAAGATGATTTAGTTTTTTATCTTAAAGAAAATCACATATATTGCGAAACAGCTGCACAAGACGGGACATATTTTAAATATCATCTTGTAGATGATTCAATCATTAAAGACGCCCCTATTAGTGTAGAAAAAATATCAAATTTAGTTTTTGATACTGAATTTGATATATCTAATAAAAAATTATCAGAAATAGCTAGAGGTAGTGCATATGCGTGCGACACTTCTAAGATTTATTTCTATACAAAAGATACAGCGGTTTATTCTGAACTTACTGACCATACAATTCAGAATATTGATAGCATTACCTTAAAGATAGCAGATAACTTTATTGGTGTCCCTGTAAAAGGTATGTTACCTTTGATGCTAGAAGTCTTTCGTAATTTAACTAGCTTAAAATGCGAAAGTGTAAAGGTCAAAATTAACAACGAATATAAAGTTATTATGTTCGTTGTCAACGATAGTAATGTAGAATTAAAATATATAATCTCAACCCTAATTAAATAATATGTCAAAAAATAAAGTTACAACATGTAGTTACTTCATTAAGCGTCTTCGCGACAGCGGTTATGTAGTAGATCGTCTTTGGTCAGAATACAATACAGGGGATGCTAGGTCTTGGTCTGTCATTATTGATCCAGGCGTATCATCTATCTTTTGTACATGCTTTAATAATAAAAGCGAGTTTGGTGAAGAGTATTTTGAGCTGTATGATGGCAACCAGTATCTGCCTGATCAATTTAAGATTAAGACTTCTTCTATTGAAGTAATTGTGGAATACTTAGTTAAATACGGTATTAATAATAAGTCAGCAGCTTACTCTAACAAGACAATTACGGCTGCAGAGTAGTACTTGCAACATAATTAAATAGAATAAATATTCACAGGTGAAAGCCTGTGAATATTTTTTTATATGGAAAAAAACAAACAACCTAAAAAGCCTAAAAAGTCAACAAAAAAACAAGAAAATACCATACCGGCTACTACCCCTACCCCTTTAGTTACCGATATACCCTCTCTTACATTAGAAGAAAATCAAGAATTCTTAAAACATATTAATAAGTTTTTAGAAAAAAAAGATACAGCTAAAAAAGAAAATATAACCGATTTTAATGCTCTTTCGTTTGCTATAGGAGAATTTTTAGAAAGTTTTATAGCTTTTGGATATACGTATGACGGTCGTCGAGTGTTAATACAGCAATCTATTACTCCGAGAGATAAAGATGCTATGCTTGAATTTTTAAAAAATGTTTTTCTAGCTAACGCTTCAAAAGATTCTATATTTGATTCTGACGAAAATGAATAATGTTTGTAACCCGTCTCAATTAAATGCATATTTTAATGCATCATCTACTGCTGCAATACTGCCTAATGATATAGCTCTTAATAGTACTGGAGACGCTCGGTTTAGCGGGAAAGATGTATTAAATTTCTTACATACCAGATACTCAGTGTTGACCGGAGATGATATTTTAAACAACAACACTTCAAGCTTTAAATTACCTCTATATGACAAATACGGTAGACAAATATTTTTTCCGTTGCAAAATAATGTAGACAGTACTAACAAAACTATATATTTTCCAATCACAGACCTATATGGTAATGTAGTTTCATATCCGCTTAAAGATAAAAACGGAGAAGTTGTATCTTACCCTACTAGCACAGAACATCTACTAAGCCCGGCGCAAGCATACGATGATATTGATGAAGCTTTTTCTCGTGCTAAAGACGCCCATGCTTTTGACTTTGTTCAATTTCTATCTGGTATTGAACAAACTGGTACAAAAATTAGTCTTTTTGAAGGAGGCATAGTAAATAATACAAAAACATTAAATTTCTTTGCTGCTGCTATCTTTAAGAAAGAAACCATCCCAGCAGATCTTGCTAATATTAATAGCTCAAATTTAGATTTTATTATTCGTTATTATCCAGATAGAAGTTCATTAGTGTATTCTCTATATAAAGAAAAAAATAATAATATATTAAAAACATATATAGATACTAACGCTACGGCTAATTCTTCTCCTATCGATATTATGGCGTCAAACCAAAACAGCACCGCGGCTGCTAATATTGTAGCAACAGATTTTTGGTCAAAAGATAGTAAGGTAGCAGATTTTACCAACAACAAAATTAAAGTTAATTTATCTAATCAAGTCATGATGAGTTTGTACAATAGTATTATCTCTATACAAAACCAAATAGGGCCTGCTTCATAAAATATAAATAAATATATTTAATGACTTTTAATACCGATATTATAACGCAAAATTCAACCGTATCGTACGATACGGCTGCACCAATAAGCTACAATGAATGGTTGCTTCATAATACCCGTGTGGCTGTTGAAGATAGTGTAAATTTATATAATACATATATATACAATTGGTATCAAATTAATAATAAAAGTAACAACAACACCGCTACTATAAAACAAGAGTACATTAATTTACTAAAAGAACTTTTACATTTCTTTAATGAAGAAGAAAAAAATCTTTTTATAAAAGATATAAACTTTAATGATGATGTAGAGCTTATTTACTCTATTCCGTTCTTTGTACAAAAACTTAAACAAATTGCTCTAACTGTAGCTAAGAGAAGAGAAAGTGTTAAAAATGCCAGATTAAAATACAATTTAATTGGCTCTACAAAAGGCGTAGAAAAGATATTACAAGATTATATCTTAAAAAACTTTACCAAGTCAATTGATTCAGTACAACTGTCAATCTCAACTGCTGGTACTACATTTCCTACATTAAGTAGTGTGCAGGATAATTTTACAGTAGAACTAGAAGAAATATATGACTCTAGTACATACACTGATAGTATGTCATCTACTTCTACAACTGCTCATATACCACAAATATATGAAAATGCTTTGCAAAGCATATTTGCTATATTTTTACAGCAATACGAGGCCGGTACACTACCGTTATCTGCTTTTAATGAGTTTAATGTGTTAAGCACTCCAGCTATATACAATGAAATTAAATTAAACAGCAAATATCTTGGAAATAATCTTTATAATGTGTCTGTTAGCGGCATGACAAGTATTGCAATACATGCAGACGCCCCATATTTAAATATTGAAAATGTGTTTAACGCTACAATAGCATTGAGCCCTAATATTACCGGCTTTACTATCAAAGAGGATACAGGCGGGTTTTTATTGCCACATACCCTTGGTGTACCCTACTATCTAGGCCATGGGTATATAAATACCCTAGATCTTACAAAACTAGCTACTCAAAACAATGATTTATTTTTAAATCCTGATATATATACTTCAAATAGAGGTTTGTCTCAAACAGATAATAAATCTCCATACCTGACAACGTATATAGATAATACTTGGATTAAAGCTTCTAGTAGTAATTATAAAAAAGCCGGTGTACCGATAAATGCAATTAACTATCAAAAATTTGTACCATATCAATCTAATTACGAAACTAATAAAGTAAATATTTACGGTGTTTCAAGACAAAACGATAATTTTGAATTCTGGTCAGGCTCTAATAGTAATATATGGAATGATGAGATATCTTATCCGCTTAATTATAAAAAAGAAGGATATAAAGTAGCTGAACGAGCTCAAAAATTACTAGTGACTGATAAGATAGTAACTGATTGGGAAACTGATATCTATGGCAATAATTACAGCATATATAAATCTAAAGCTCTTTCAATATCTAGTCTTACTACATCAAGCGGGGAATTATGGATAAGAAACACCAACGACAATATTTATACAGGTACAGATTTTCTTAGTTCAGTATATACTACACACTTAAGTAACACAACGTATTATCAAGAATTAACAAATAATCAAATTATATCACTTAATATATTTGATGATGTTCTTATGATAAGAACTATACACGGTGTTTCTCTTAATAAAATAATATATGATTTAATAACCGGTACAGTAACATCTGCAGATGCATCAAGCGCATTTATATCATTAACTCCCGCGTCAGGTACTTACAGCAATTTTTATAGCGGTTACTGGTATGATGAATATTTAAAATGTGTGTATATTAATACAATACAGCAAATTAATACTTCCTCTACAACATCATTAATATACACTATTTATAGCTATAATTTAAAAACTAATATTTTTGTAACTTATTTGCAAGACACTATATCTTTACCTGTGTTTATATCAAATATTACAGATATTAAACAGATAGCTGCGTTTACATATAACCAAGATAGTAATACATTTAACACTACCATGACGTATGGTGCATTCAATATTATTTATATTGATGCTAAAAACTATAAAGATAACCCGTACATTTCTAACGTAACTATAATACGTTAATATACATTATCAGGTACAGCTCTGCCTGCTAGCGCAGCTACTTCATACATTTCATCAGGATGATTAACATACCATCCTTCTGGTCCTCTATAACTATGTTCATGAGACATATTATGTAGATTATGAATATGTGGAAAATTATACACGTCTCCTACTTCTCCGCTCGGACACATACATATACCGGTTGGCCGGCCCCAGTTATCAAAATCCATACCGAGTTGTTTTTTTGTGAGCCAGTCAAGAGCAATATCCATAATACCTGACCCGGTGGCAGGGTATCTGCCGTGTAGTGTATTATCGTAATGTTTCACTTTTTTAGTTTCAACACTATCATTAAAAGCTTGTTCTGCTTCTCCTGCCCACACAGATAAAGCAGTGGTATAATCAGGGCTAGCGCTGCTTAAATCTGTCCGCTGTATTGAGTAAGGCATTATTAGCTTTTTTGCATATAATGTACCATCTGCATATATACTGCCTTTTGCAGTTACATTTCCATTAGCATGTAAGCTACCATTGACATGTACGTTTGTAGGAGAGCTACCTAACGTAATACTTTTTTTTGCATCTATAACAACAGCTGCCCCACTAATTTTTGTTAAGCCAGTCTCATTGCCTAAACTAATATAGTTAGCAGTAACTTCAAAATTACCACCATTAATTTCTACATTACCTGTAGTATGCATATGTATACCACGTGCACCTACTTTTAAGCTATATTTAGTGCCAACTATAACATCTGCATAACCTATTGGTGGGCCTGGTACATCCATTACTTTAAACGTATCTACAGCATCCCCAACCGGGCATATTCCGACCTTAGGTACAAAATTTACACCGTTTTTAATTGGATATGAGTTTATTAGTCTTGCATGAGGTGCTAGGTCATTAAAAAGTAGACCAACTTTTAATACACTGTTTTTAGAATTAATTACAGTATGATTTCCCCCAATACCTAGAAGTTCTTCTTGTTTGAGAATATTCTCAAATTCTGCTGTTTGATACTCAAGTGTACGTTTTTCTATGTCGTTGTTGTTTGCTGTAAAATCAGGTATAGTTTTATTTACGCAATTAGGGTTACCACAGGTAGATTTGCCGTGTATATCCGCATTAGTTACAGCAGCTAAATAGCTCGGCGTCGGGTTTAGTTGTTCTTTTACTGCTCGATGACCTATTGAGTCTCTACCAGGTATATTTAATGGTGCTATACTTCTGCGAAATGCTAACGTTTCTGTAAGACCTCCACTGTCTTTTATTGTACCTCCATTGCAAATTGGACATGGCACACGTACACCAGAAGGAGTCTCACTTTCTGTTACAGCTTGTTCATGTCTTACATTTAAAATATTTTTAATTTCTTTAACAGCTTGTATACTTTCTTTACCTACATTACCTACAATAAGAGTATCATCTTCAGCAATTATAGTAGTAGCGCTACTTTTTACATCAGTTTCTTTATATCCTTCAATAGTTAAAAAATAGTCTCCTGCAACTTTGGTAGTCTTATTAACGGGAGCATATTCGGTGTTGCCACGCATCATAAATGACATCATGCCTCCGCTTGCGCTAGTGATTTTAACCCCACTATTATCATCCATTACTTTTGAATCTTCATCAGTTTGCTGCTGAGTCATAAACTCAATCAACCCTGAACCTGGCTGAGCAATAGTAGATATAATATTTTTATAGTTTTCAGTGCTGTAATTTTCTTTAGCAGAATTACCTGTTAGCTGCTTGGTCTCAGTACTAAAATTTGGCTTAGCTAATTTTTCTCCTTTACTTTGTTTTAATCTTTGCCAATCAGAAACAACTGTATGCTGAGCAAAATAGACCGGGTATTCTGGATCTCCTTCATTAAAAAATACCCAAACATGAGAGTTTACTTTTGGAGTAGAAAACATGCCCCCGGGTATCATAGTAGAGTACGTCGGGGTGATGTCATATGCGTTTTCGTTGTATTTGTCTGGTAGCGGATTAGTTGCGTCGTTTGAGGTGTCTTTTAAATCCTGTCTATTAGCAGGAGACTCTTGTTTTTCTAAATCTAATATTTTTTTATCTTGAGCAATTTTAGGTAGCGGTATTTCTGATACACTTACCCCACCAAAAAAACTATCAGTTTGAGACCCTGGCACAGTTACTCCTGCTTCATCAGCTACTGTTTTGTCAGGATGTACTGGTGTTACTATAGGCGTTGTAGATGGAAAATCTGTGTCTCCTGGCTCAGACATAGCAACATTATTACGGTTGGTTGCTTTTTTAGATACAGGATTGTAATGTAATGATGTACTGCCTCCAAATAAAGGAGCAGCACATTCTGCCCAAGGGAGGATACGCTTTAAATCTTGAAGAGCCTCATCATCTAAAAAATTAGTAAGAGTTTTACCTACCCCTGTAATAATTTTATCTTTAAATTCTGTTTCTTCTTTTTTAGAATTTAATTTTTTAAGTAATGTAGCCGCTATTGCCGGTATAAAAATTTTTACTCTATTTCTGTACTCTGGATCTTCATCATCAATAACAAGCCCTAAATAATTACCAAAATATTTTTTCATGAGATTACAATTTTTTAAATAGAAGAGGTATAATATCTTCGAGATATTTAAGTCTATTTCCGTAGATATCTACCGTAATTGACTTCGGATCAATCGTAGATGGATAGTAATTATCAGGAAGCACACGATTAAAAACTATATACGGTATTATTGATAATGTCTGCACGTATGGTCTATAATGGTATGCAGTTGATAGAGAAAAACGTATACTATAGTTGTATAATTTTTCTGTTAGTGTTTGTGTCGCATCTTGAATAATATATTTACGTATGTATGGTCTAACACCAGTACCAATAAAAGAAGTTGTATTAAAAATAATATTTTGTATTGTGGGTAGCAGAGCAGGGTCACCTGCTTCAATTAGTTTGATCGTTTCATTAACTTTGGCTCTCTTAATAAATTCATTAATATATATTTGTACTGTATTAACTACAGATAATGTTGTATTTTTAACAGATTGAATATATTCAGGTGGTGTTAAAATTGTAAATAAATTAATTAAATATACTCGAGTTTCACTGACTTTATTAATTAATAATTGTTTGAGAGACATAATATCCTCTCGCATATTTACAAAAATTTCGTGTGTATAATATACGAGCTTTTGCAGTTCTTGAACTCTATTGAAAGTAATATGTCTAACACTGTTAAAACTTTCTCCTACCGTGTTAATGGTTTTGTTACTATATATTTTACGGTTATATGTATATAAATC